CTGTCTTTCAATATTTATAGATTTTTCAAAACGCTCTTGTTCTATTGAAACAAATTTATTAGAGTTATCTTGAGGAAGTTTCGCTATATTTAAAAATACCTTGTTATTTTTAAATGTTAAAAAACTCCTCGATTGTAATAACAGCTGTTTTATAGCTGTTAAATAATTTGTATTACCTTCTATTTTTCCAGAAAATTGATACCCATTAGATTGAAACCAGTTTTTACATTCATTAAACGATGTATTGTCAATTTCAAGATTTGGAGATTGTGTATTGATAAAAGATTTTATAACTGTTGAAGGGTCTGAACTTCCTGTTAAACTTCCAACAGTCAAACTTGCTTCACCAAAATATTTTTTAGAAGGTGTTCCCGTAACATTAGTTTCATAAGAATAATAAATATTAATCCTAATGTTGGATGCAAATTTATAATAATTTGAACTACTACTAAGTTGTCCCCAACCTGACAAGTAGAGGTATAAAACCAAAGATTTATTCGTCAAGTCTATATTCTGATATGAAAAATTAACCGGATTGGAATTAGTACCAGTGACTTTAGAATATGAAGTACCTCCTACTATCATTTTAAATAGTGTTTGACCAGCGTCTGTATATGAATCAGTACTATGCCCGTATAGCGTCCCCATTGCTGAAATAGTTACCTGAAAATCTGTATAGTTTTCAGGTAAATTATCAATGACTGAATTTATATACGACGTAATGGTACTATCTGCGTATACGGTTCTACTCGGGACTCCACTCGGGGCTGTTAATTGACGGGTTTTAAATACCTCGTCAGATATCGTAAGACCAGTTCCAAACGTATTTACGAAGGGGTCGAAATCAGACGTTGGATAATAAGTTTTATTATTGGAAATGAGTTGTCTGGCTTCAGGAACATACTCATACGGTAAACTTCCGGGAAATGTTACCCGAACAGGATTCAAGTCTTTATAAACTGTTGAAGGATTTGTATAGACTTTTCCGTTGACATAAATTGGGTTAGCTACTTCCACAGGGCCGGAGCCAAACGCGAACGTTATATCTGTGTTATTTTTACAAATCCAAGTGTCTTTTTTTATAAATTCAGTTAGTCCAGAAACACCTGTAAAATCATTGCCAGAAATTCCAGAGTACGCAAATGTGGTTAATCCTATAGAAACTGTCCCTGATGGATTGCTAAAACCAGCCGTTATGAGGTTTCTATCGGTAGGGACTACAAGGTTATTACTCGCAACATTTTCTGTTACTTTAGCGAACGGTTGGTTTCCATAAGGAACACCGTTTACAGTTTGAGCGGAACCTATAATTAGAGGATAAAATTCATTTGTTGCTGGGTCAATTGCGCCTACAAATTTATTTTGGATGGTGATTTTATTTATCAAGTCCAATGATACATAAGTCAATGATTCCGAAAACTGTATCGGATTGCTTATAACAAAAGTGTCAATAAAATATTCTTCATTAATACTTTTTTCTGTAATATACAAAGACACTTCAGTATTTTCTATAGAAAAATCTGAAAATACTGAACAGAACCAACCTGTATTTTCAGTATTTAAAATGGACACTGAAAATTGAGTTATAGGAATTTGAATTGCTTTTACAGCATTATCCAAAGAAACAGATGATGTAAAGCTACCCCATTCATATACAAGAGACTCACAAACATTGGCGTTTTTTGTGATATGTGGGCGGTCTGACAAATACCTGTCACCAGTAGGAAAATGAAAAACAAGATAATGAATTATTTCAGAGCCTTGCTGAACAAGACTCTGAAAAAGATTATTATTTAAATCTTTAATCATCCTCGTTTCTCACGTCTCTTAAGATCAGCGGCTAATCTATCCAGTTCATCAACAGTCATTTTCTTTTGAACGTTGATGTTACCGACATAAACGGTAGTTTCATTCCTTAAGTTAGAAATTAAACCATCTAACTTATTTAACAACATTTGAGAAGAATTGTCAATAGACGAATTAGACACAGTGTGATCAATTACAGTTTTTTGCGGATGAAGAATTGCCATAAAACCACTTTGTCTATCAACACCGCCAGACCTTGGCGAATTTCCAGTGTATCCACCGCCAGCAAAACTTCCAAACGCATCATGCCAAGCATCAGTAAACCAATTTCCAGAGCTGCTACTGCTCCCAGAGCTGCTACTGCTCCCAGAGCTGCTACTGCTCCCAGAGCTGCTACTGCTCCCAGAGCTGCTACTGCTCCCAGAAACATCTAAGGCGTTCTTTTTTCGTTCGATAGCATCGAGTTGATCTTCTACACCGGCAAGTGAGCTTTCGAGGTTATAAACGTTGTTTGTGGCGTTTTCAACAGCGGATGCAAAATCGTCTGCTGTTCTTCCAGCTGCGTCAAATGTGTCACCGTTAATCAGGTCAATCTGGCTCTGTATACCTGTAACATTATTTTGAGCATCAACCAAACGATTATCGAAATTATAAGCAGCGTATTCAGCATCATTGAAAAACGCCTCAGCACCAGCTTCTTTCAATGCATCAATTCTTGAGGTCAATGAACGCATCTCTTGATTAGTCTGAACAAGAGAATCAGAGAAATTACCTGTTTCATGATAAGAAGTTATCACAGATTCGGTGTATCTGGAGATACTATCAACACCCTCTTCTGCCGCTCTATCTCTCAATTCTGCAAGTTGATCTTGTAGCCATCTCTCAACATACACAGAAGAAATTCCAGAATCAGCCATTTCTTGAGCCTTTTCAGCAAGTGCGTCAGCTTCAGCCTTGTAATATTCTTCTCCAGCAGCTCCTGATTCCTCATAAATTTCTTTCAGAAAACTCAACTGCTCATTACGAAGAGATTGCTCATTTTTTATGAGTTGCAACTTTTTCTCATAATTATTAAGAGCAATTGAATATTCTTCATCAGCTTGTTCTTGATATTTTTCGAGAACAGCATCACGCTCTGCTTCAAGCTCATCATAATAAGTCTGGGCAGATTCGAGTTGATCTTCCCAGTAAAGATTTTGTTGTTCCTTAGCATCTTCCAGAGCCTGTTTTGCAGAATCCAGTTGATCTTTAATCATATCACGCTGTTCTTCAGCGGCTTCTTTTTCAAGTCTGATACGTTCTTTCTGATATTCCTCTTCCTGCTTAACACGTTTTTCGTTTATCTCCTGATATGCTTCGTCACGGATGTCTGCAATCTCATCAGCTGTAGTTTTTTCAATACCTTTAATATCATTTATCTTATCTTGATATTTATTTGCAATTTCGCCAAACGGGTCATCAATACCAGAAAGAGCAGACTGGATTTCAGCAGCAACATTATCAACATTTTGAATCTCGCTGATCATATTTTGATATCCATCTCTGATTGTCCCAAAAGGGTCAAGAGTTGGAGTCTCATTCAGCGTTTGAATTGCATCTCTGAGGTTTTCAACAGAATTTGTAGCAACAGACAATGTTCCAGTAGCATTTTCCAGGGATGAGGTATCTGCAGAAATTTCAATTTCTGTACCATCTACAGATTCTGTTTTTTTCTTTAAATCATCAATCTCTGTCTTGATGCTATCCCAGTCAGTCTGATCTGTAACCTTCAGTTCTACTCCTGTAAGTTTTTTATATTCATCAAGAAGTTTCCGATTCTCTTTTGACACATGCGCTGTTGCAAGGGTGTACTCAGATTTCAGACTGGTCAGATATTTTGAAGACTGAGAATTTCCCTCTTCAAAAGCAGTTTGAGAAAGAGCTGAAATTGCGTCGAATGCCTTTTGCTGAATGTCAACCTCTTCAAAACCTAATGCACGCCATTTCTCGACATTCTGTTCAATCTTGGAAACTTCAGACACAAAGTAATCACTTGAATGTTTTGTTATTCCGTCGTAAAGTTCCTTTGAACTTTGTTCACGCTCTACAGCAGCTTGTTTCTCAAATTCTTTTAAATTGTTAATCTCTGTCTTGATGCTATCCCAGTCAGTCTGATCTGTAACCTTCAGTTCTACTCCTGTAAGTTTTTTATATTCATCAAGAAGTTTCTGATTCTCTTTAGACACGTGAGAAACTGCGAGTGAATATTCAGATTTTAAATTACTTAGATATTCAGAAGACTGAGAATTTCCCTCTTCAAAAGCAGTTTGAGAAAGAGCTGAAATTGCGTCGAATGCCTTCTGCTGAATGTCAACCTCTTCAAAACCTAATGCACGCCATTTCTCGACATTCTGTTCAATCTTGGAAACTTCAGACACAAAGTAAGTATCCGAATGTTTTGTTATTCCGCTATAAAGTTCCTTTAAACTCTGCTCTCGCTCTTCAGCAGCTTGTTTCTCAGTTTTGCTGACTTTTTCAACAGCAGACGATGCATTATCACTGAACTCTTGATAATCATTACCAACTTGTTTTATAGCTTCACCAGATTTTTTAACGGTTTCAGTGTGCTCTTTCGTTTTATCGGTCGTTTTTGTAATTTCATCGTAAGCCTTTGAGAACATCTCTGCACCAGACTGTCCAGCCTCATCAGCAACATATTTCAAGTCTTTCTGCACAATAGCAAGACTTGCGCTGGCATCCTCTGTAAGACCAACCAAGTCTGTGTATTCAGCTAAACTCGACAAACCGCCAACTGAAAGAGCCAGAAAGTCAGCTTGTGCAGATCTTGCAGTTCTCATTATTCCAATGAAAGCATCAAAAGAAGCAATAAGGAGATTAGCATTATTAGCCACAAACTGAAAGGTAGGGGCAAGCTCATCACCGAGCATCAATACAGCGGACTGGGCAGCCGCCGTAATTTTTCGCATTGCCCCGCCAATCCCGGACTGCAAAGTTTCAGCAACATTTTGGCCAGTTCCACCCGCATTTTCCAATTTTTCTTGATAATTACGGATCGCATCTCCACCTTGTTTCAGAAAAATTGATGCTGCCGGGCCTGCTACATTTCCGAAAATATCGAAAACTTCCGATGTTTGAATTCCAGCCTGTTTAAGACTGTCGAAAATATCTGCAAGAGAACGATAAACAGTTTGTCCGTTTTGAATCGTGCTGATCTGAACACCAAAACTGTCTTTAAGTTGATCGGACTTCTCAATCAACTGTGCCCAAATACCACGTAATGCGGTTCCACCCATTTCTCCTTTGATGCTGTTCTGAGCAAGAACCATCAATTGAGCAGTTGTTTCTTCAAGTGAAACACCAAGGGAATTTGATATTGAACCAGCAAATTTCATACTTTCGCCAATATCGGTTACGCTGACAGTAGATGCATTTGCACCTGCTACAAGAACATCTACAACACGGGAGGTTTGATCAACAGCAAGTCCATACTGTGACATGATATTGACTCCCATTTCAGTAGCTTGTGCGAAGTCAAGTTCAGTGGCTGATGCTAACTGTGCTGTAGCAGCCACTGATTGCATGATTTGATCAAAAGTTTGCCCAGCTTTTGCAGCTTCGGCCATACCTGTAGCAATCAATGCTGGAGTTTGCCCAGGTTCTCTACCGAGTTCAAGAGCTTTCTGCTTCAGTTTTTCAAATTGTTCAGCAGTGAGATTTGCAGCAGATTGTGCTTGACGCAATCCGTCATCAAATTCAACAACAAATTGCATTGCTTCCATTGCTTTATCAAAACTGAAAGCTGAAACTAATACAGAGCTGACACCATCAAACGCAGAAGTCACAGAGCTTGCTGTTTTTTTACTCTGTTGCTCAATACGATCAAGACTTTCAGTAATTGAACGTATATCAGCACCTATGGTAATATTGATATCATTTGCCATTTCTTATCTCATTATAAATAGGAACAATTACATTCGTTACTTTATAAAAGTCTTGATCTGAACAATCCAGATTAATCGATGTCATATTCAAATCAGATAATGAAATATGACCATCTTTTGAGAATCTTTGAACCAATATAAAAAGGTTCACGGCGGACAAATTAGAAGAGTGCAAGGATTCTTTGCCGAAACATCCTTCACAGTCTGTTTCATCTCCCCAAAGTTCCTTACACTCTTCACAGTTTCTCACTCGACCGGGTTTGAGCCGCCAATGTGCCCAGTCAGTAAGTTTTTTAGATCATTGTTAACAATTTCGTTGATTTTAGACTTTGCTTCATTTACCTGCTTTACAGCAAAATTTCTGAACTGCAAGTAAAAATTAACAGCATTGTCATGATTCAACTCTTCTTTCAGAGGCCAACAAACACAGCTATTGGCAAATTCCTCTGCTGCAATCCTCTCAATCAGTTCCGCAGTACCAGCGACAGGGTTCATTTTTTTAACCCTGTCTGTAGTCTGTGAAACTTCGATTGAATTGCGATTCCTGAACACAAATCTATCATCTGTGTTCACTTCGATAAACTCTTTTCTCAGGCTCATAATTATTTGTAAGTTACGCTGAATGAATCTTCGCCAGAGGTGCCGATTGCCATGATGTTAGTTTTGATACCAAGAGTCGGGTCGGCATTTTCAATTTCCGGCATCTCCATCATAGTACGAAGAGCTGAAAACTCAATGATCGAACCAGCTGTATCGCCGATAACAAGTTTGAAGGCTTTGTAAGTCTTATTCCTTGCATCATGGAAATATTTCAGGTCTGTGTTCCTAAAATAAAGACTAATCACACCAGACACAGAACGTTTTCCTTCAACAAAAGACTCTGGAAATCCTGACGTAGTTCTCTCATCATCAAGATATTTAATGTTGTCACTCATCGTGATTTCAAACGATCTTGTACGAGTGTCAACGTTGTCAATCTTTACAATTCCTTTTTTAGCAGCACTCGGGCCTGCGCCGACCTCAGTTCCAGCAGGAAGAAAACCTTTAATCCAATCATCAATTGCAAACCCGGTAGGACAGGCGGGAGTAAACGTAACAACATTTGTGGTTGTATTCACAGCAGTAACTGTGAAACCAGTTCCGCTGTTATCAGCAGTTGTGGTTCCAGCTGCGTTCACAAAGTAAATTTTAGAACCAACTGTATAAGATTTTGCGTCATCAACAGTTACGGTAGTTCCTGCTGCTGTGAATGTCGCTGCTAACTGCGAAGAACCTGCCCAGCCCATTTTCATGAACTGACCAGAAAATTCAGCTTTCACATAACAACTATTATCGAAAACCAGTTTTAGGTCATTGACAGTAGCGCCAGACGCATAAAAAACTGTATGGCCTTTTTTAACCCAGATGCTGTACGAAGGTTTCTCGATCGTCTGAGAATAAACAACAGATACACCTGCGTTTACAGTCTTTTTGCCGAATGTAGCTTCCATAAGTTCGTCTTCAGCAGGTGCGGTGCCGAGAACACCTGAAGGTTGCAACAATACAGGGATCATCCAATCACCAGGAGACGGCATATTCTGACAAACATCCGTAACATCTCTTGAATTATAAACTTTTGGACTATTTTCAAATTTTTCTTTCTGGTTCAGTGTGACAATATCTGCAGCTACAATATAATCTGTAGCTGTAGGGTAAACCAGAGTCCCTTGTACAGTCTCTTTCTTTACAAAAATTGACTGATCTCTTGCGATTCCAATTCCAGTTGCAGCCATGATTTAACCTTTAAGTAAAATTTCAGGTGAACCACATTCAGTAAGACATTTTACCATAAAAGTCATATTGATGATTCCTTTTTCACTTTCTGAAGAATCGTCAATTGACGTTGAGGTTTTTGTTAAGTCAACACAGTAAGCGAGACCTCCTAAAAAAGGATCAGAAATTATTATTGATTCGATTGTAGAACAAAGCGCATCCATTGTATCTTCAACATTTGAAAGACTTGAAACAATTCCAACTACATTCATTTCAACTTCACGAAATTGAAGCCTTGCGAATTGACCTTCATCAGTATTTATTTCTTCACTCCCTGTATAAACACCTATAACAGGGAGTGAATTAATTGGTAATTTTCTAAAAGGAAAAACTGTCAGTCCAGCGTTTCTCAAAAGAGTAACTGTATAGTCTCTTATTTGTTTACGTGCATGACTCATAACATGTAAATAAGATAGAGTGGTATGAAATTCCTTGACTTTTCAGAGAAAGGAAGAGGTTTAAGACTGTGTTTCAAATTTGTTTCAACGGGTTTCCGAGGCTTCACAATATTGAAAGTTTGTTCAAAACTTAATACTTCAACAATTAGTTTTATATTTTCATAGTTACTTCTTGTATCACAATAATCGCCAATAGTATTATCATCCTTGTAAAAATAATGATTTCCTTTATACGTATTGTTTACTCTGATTTTTTTCTTTGCCCATTTAGGATAAATGTTTTTTGTGTGATAAAACTCAGCACCACCTGTAAAATCATCCTCGCTAACGGATTCGATTGATGCGACAAGACACTGGTAATAAAGATCGGAATTTGTTTCGTTTAAACTCCATTTTATTACACCATCGTTAGTCCATGAAAACTGTTTGTGTCTTAAAACTTCAGTTTTATAATCAGTTCCACACTTCTGAGAGCGATTGATCACAGTGTGAATCACTGCTTTTTTAGCCGTAAACGGCTCATAAGCAGCCTCTTTAAAACAATTCAATGTCAACCACAGAACACCTTCAAAAACAGTCATTATGAACCTTTATGTAAAATTATCGTGGACACTCCTGTGCCGTCCTGTTGTTTTGAGATTATTTTGAACACTGTATTTTCTACAGTAACGAGACTTCCATAATCAAATTGATATACATCTGATGTTTTACACAAAATCGTTGGTTTATATCCATCATAAACCAAATCTGCATTTGAAACAGACACATGTTCATGATCAAAAATTACATTTGTTGTAATTTTTGACGTATATTCAATCGGTAAAAATTTCACATAATCGTAAATCTGAAAATCAGATGTTCCGAAAAAAACACCTGATGAACAACTCGAAATAGAAATAACTGAAATATCATATATGCTTATCAATGAAAATCCAATTGTATATTCGTACAATCGTGTTTCTGTTGTAACATAAACACGATCGTAAATACTAACATTTTTCGCATTCAACGCCAATTCACCAAACCTATACCAATTATTGTTAATATTAGTAAACCAAATTACGAATGATGGTTTTTGAAAAATTATAAGATTTTTATTATAATATGAAATATCAGTTGGGTCATTATTAAGTTCAAAACGTTTTTCATGTTCAAAATTTTCATTTAAAAATGAAAAACAGTCAACGGAATGTTCAGATTGAACAAATAATTTTATACCATCAAAAACAATTTTTTTACCAAAAAAACTTAACAGTGGGTCTTCAATTTTGTCAATCTGTGTGAACTCATCATTCACGTTTCTTAAAAATGTGTAAACTGCACCTTGATTTGAATTATGTCCTTTTGATGCTATAACAACATAACTACCAATAACTGAAACACTATTGCCGAAAAGATCATTACCAGTACTGTCATCTTGTTCTATATTAAAAACATGAGTCCAAACAGAATTCACATTTTTAAAAATGTGAACCGTATTCAAAGAAGGACTGGAAACAGCCAGATAATCGCCGTTGATACTTATGGAATATCCGAAGTCTTGGTTCAATTGTGAACCGTGCAAAATCTGAGTCTGTTTCCAATCCTCGTCCTGCTTATTAAAAATGACCACACAACCTTCGCCACTCGATGATAACCAATTTCCGTAGCAAGATATAGAACTTCCTATTTTTGGAGGAATGATGTGTTCAAAGGTAGCATTCACTGCAAACCCTTCTATATCAAAAAAAGTTGTGAGGTCTTCTTTAAACATTACGCCTTCTTTCTTCCTCTTGAAGGTTTCACTTCTACTTCAGAACTTACTGATTCTAAAGTATTTCCTTGTTCATCAACGGGTGTTAAACAAACAAGGATGCTTTTTTGATCTGGCACTTCATCAAAACCGATAATCTCACCGTGTTTAAACGTAATGTTACCAACAGCAAGATATTTTCCATCTTCAAGGCACGTAAGCATCAACGAACGATTTGATGCTTGTTTCTCGTTCAAATGAACAATCTGGCCTTGTCCTAATTCCAGAATGCTGGTTGTTCTATATCTAACCATAATCACACCAATTGGTTGATGACAAGATTCTGCCAACGACCATTACCAACACCGCGCCATGTATCAACACCATACTGATGAGCATCAAAGTCAAACTCATAATCAGAACCTTCAGCTTTCACTTTCAAAGACAAAGGAGTCTCTTCCTGTCGAATGAACGCTTTGGTACGAGCATCAGTCCTGAACACAATAAACTTGTCAGTCCATGTACTGAGATTGGCGTTAGGCACAACAGAGACACTAAACGCAGGTGTAGTCATCTGTACCGAAGTACCGGCGACATTAGGCATCATCTGAGAATTCATGGCTACAACCCACAAACTGACAGGTACCATAACCACAAAAGAACGAGCATTGTTATTCATTGCTCGACCACGATCATCTTTCAAACCAATCAATTGGTTGATTGATTTAATGATTGCTTGCTGAAGCTCTTCGGGAGAAGGGGCTGTGGTTGTCCCATGTACAATAGTAGGCAATGCGCTGATATCAGTACTGATAAGGTTACTCTGCGTTCCGCTGTTACCTTCTAAATGATCTGTATCTGCGTGATATTGACCATCGTAAGAAAGAGTGCTTTCGGAAAGCAAAATAGCATCGGAAAGCAGCTCAGTAAAATGCAGAACACTCTGATCTGCAAGTTCTGCAATTCGCTGTTTTACCTGACCTGTTTTATCACGACGTAAATCAGAAACTGCGAAATCAATAGTTGCTTCATAATGCTTGTTACGGATAACAAGGCTGTTCTCCGGCAAAGTAATAGCCTGCCGACCTCCTACAGCTTCACGCATCTTCGGAACTGCTCCAAGCCAAGGATACTCTTCAGCCGCCTGATCAGAAGTAAAATAGCTGCTGACCTGATCAAGCCAAGTACTCTGAACAGCAGTGTCGAGAGCTTCGTAAAACCATCCGATTACCTGCTTGCTTGTGATTTTGTTATAACGAGAGGTGAGCATTTATTTATCTCCTTAATTATGCTTGAAGAGCTGCTTTAACAACATTTACATCAAAATCCACAACGCACGTGGTTCCAGAAATCCAACGTGACACATAACCAATCAACGAATTGCTTGTGGATGTCAATGTGAAAGTGTTATCATCCGAAGCATAAACAGCAGGGCCGTCATTTACGGTAATTGCTGACGCACCAGTAACGGGAACTACAACACGACCACGGCGACGAACAGTAACATTTACAATGCCTGCTACACCTGCTGAATTATCAGCGGTAGAATCAGCAAAACCTTGGAAAGGATCACCCGCTACAAGAGGACGAGAATAACCAGAACCATTCTCGCCTACAGCAGCACCTTGATAAATAATATCAGACGCAATAACAGGGTAAGTCTCAATATCGCCGATAACATAATTTCGCTGAACCGCATTAGTCAAAGTAGCCATATTTATCCCTTAATTTTAACAAGACCTTTAGCAACGGCGTTTTTATAAGCATTATACGCTTTTTCATCGCCGTTAAACTCAGAAACCAACATGTCATCAGAAACAGATTCTTCCCGTTTTACAGGTTCGGAAGCATTAATCTCTTCAAACACTTTAATAGCCGTTTTTTTACGTTCTGCAATAATGCTTTTAAGAGCGTCTTCAACAGTTACTCCGTCTCTAATGGCTGCACTTGTAACTTCCTCACAGCCGGTAAATGTGTTCTCCATGATTGCAAGAACGCGTTTACGCTCATCCTCGACACCTTTTTTATAATCTTCCATGTTTTCCTCTTTAATTTGATCTTCTTTTATGATTATATCACTTTCTTCAGACATAATCAAGGATTTAAAATCACCAATTTCATCTGCCATTCCAGCTTGAACAGCCTCTTTGCCTAATTTTAGACCTCCTTTTCCGAAGTTTTCAAGAACATGTTCAATAGTGACTTTACGATTCTCTGCCACGGTCTCAATGAAAACAGTTCCTATTTTATCGACAAGTGCTTGTATTGACTGCTTTCCTTCATCTGTATCTGGTTTAGCACGTTTATTTGGAGACACAGAAGAAACAAACTCAACAGTGTTATTATCTTCAGTGTCGCGTTTAACAGTAATAACCGCGCCTACACTGCCGACCAGGCTTGTGTCAGTCACAACAATTTTAGACGCAGCAGAAGCAATCCAGTATCCAGCAGATGCCGCTTCACCATCAACAAAAGCAATTACCTCTTTTTTGCTATTATTCACACTCTTGGAGAACTCAGAAATGCCTGCAACCTCTCCGCCCGGTGTATCAAGAACAAGAATTATCTTTTTGATTGATTCATCCTTCTCAAGCAACTGAAACTGCTTGTTAATATTCTGGATCGATACAGCACCAGAAATATTGTCAAACATTGAAGCATATCTGAAGATCGGCCCGATAATCTTTAAAGCAGCAACCGATCCGAAAGTTTCAACCATTCCATTACTTCCAGCATATACAGTTCCGCCAATGCTTTCAATGACTCTGTTTTTGAGATCATTTGGAATTTCGTTTAAACGTTGAGAGATCTGAATGATGTTCGACAAAGATTCCTCAGTACAAATCCAAGGAACAGACGAAATAAAATTATACGCTTTCTTCATTTTGTATCATCTTGTTTTTGGTTAGAAAATCTTGTTCTTGTTTACGTTTAACATTGACTTTTTGCCAGTTTTGACCACGCATAGCAGCATTTGTAGAACCTGAAACCCATCCTCGATCTTCCGCTAATGCGTCTGCTTTATTTGATTTTAATTGATCTATATGACCTTGTGGTTCACCAATCCATTCAGAAGCGAGGTAGTAACTTTTTATCAGTTTATTTGATTGGATAAATTCTTCAAATGGTAAAATATTATAAATAACAGCAGCTTCAAACCATCCTTCATATACAGGAGCGCAGAGAGATTTCACAACAGACTCTCTCATCATCCTTACATATCTCCAAAATTCAAGAAATGCAGCTTGTGCAGCACTATAAGAAGATGTAAAATGCTTAATAAGCAGTTCTAAAGGAATTTCTGTTGCAATTCCTATTTGCCTCAAGATTGAGATAACAAAAGGATCAAAATTCTCATTAGGTGTTTTAGATTCAATGATTTCAACAGACTCATCCAGTGTTCCTTGAATTATAGTTCCGCTACCAAGTTTATAACGATTTGCCACAGGTGAAGGGGTTTGAACTGCGCCAAGCCCTTGCATTCCTTGACCGTCTTCAGTTTTTACGAACACTGAAAGAATTGCTGAAACGATAGCTTTTTGAAGATAAGCATCTGTAAAATCTCCAAGTTGTTTCAAAAGAGAAATTACAGTTGTAAGATCAGGAATACCTCTCGCTTGATTTATTGATTTTCTAAAATTAATATGTAGAGCTTGTAAACGACCAGAACTCGAAAAAAATGATTGATATGTCCATTTTTTCGACGTTATACCATTCGAATAATAAAAACCAACAGCTCTGCCGGTCACACTATCATATTTTATACCACTGTGTAAGTTTTCATTATCAACTTGACCATTCGGATTTGAAACTCTCTCCGGTGATATTAGATACACCTTAAACGAATGCCTGCATCCGTTATTCTTGTGATAACCAAATTTTACAAAAACATCTCCTTTAACAAGTGCTGTACGTAAAACAAGTTTTTGAATCTCGAAAAAATTACATTCACCGTAACCATCGCATTCGTTTTTGTCAGATGCCCACAGATTGAACTCATCTTCAATCTGTTCAGAATATTCAGAAATTTTAACTTTTGTATCGTTTATAACTGGTTTCATTTTCAAGCCAGAACCAATTATAGACGTTACTTTTGTGTTTATGATTCCTGCCGCAAAAGCGTTATTTCTGTCAAGATCAGAGCAATATGTTCTTAGAGTATCAAGCTCATTGAAAATGTCAAAATTTAGGTCGTTTTTAGAAGGATTATACCCATCGAATTCAATCCTTCTTTTAGATGTTCCGTTCCAAGCCGAAGAGACTTCCAATTTCATACGAGCAGTCTCTCTATTCAAAGCCCATGACGGAGATATGAATTTGATAATTTTTTCAATGTTCATTCTGAATAATATAAACACTCGAAAGAGATTGACACGATACCAGAGTTAATTGTAAAACGAATAACAAGATCATCATTTCCGAAACCGGAGCTATCTCCACCTTCTGGATATAGAACTGATCTACAAGATGTAACTGAAGACAACTCAGTTACATTTAACGTAATATCTTTACTAACAACGGAATTATCATTTATGTTAATTCCACCCTGAGCAAAACTGACAGCCTCGATTATGGAGTTACCAATTTTCCTTGTTTCATTCCATGTTTTAAAACATGTGAAATCTCCTTTCAAATTAGTAACGTTTTTCAAGTATCCAACACACACTGTATATTCAGAAGTTCCGCTTACGTCTGTCTGTAACTCAAACCACGTCAACCTTAAATTTTCACCAATACCATGTTTATAATTTAATCTATCAGATTTGTCAATTATTTTTATATAATGAGTTCCGGCAACCAAGTCATTTATCCTAATATGTGATAACACAGTGGCGGAGGAATTTACATTTCTAACATTGACATATCCACCTGAATTAGTGACAATTGCCATTTAATAATCACACTTGCTGATTCTACCAGCCGTAAAACCGCTTGATATTGCGTCGCGTCTGGCAATACGGTTCATCAGAGTTGTCTCACGCTTATAAAGAATTTCAAGTGTGTTATCACTGGCATAACGAACCATTCTGTCTTTAATACGATATTCCTGCATTGTCTCAGCTTTAGCAATTGCTTGCTGAACATCTTCAAGCTGCTCTTCAAGTGTTTTCATACGTTAAATTAGGATTGATATAATTAAACGCTCCAACAGCGTAACATCTGCAATCAAGCGGTTCATTTCCGATATTACTTTTGATAACTTCCCATTTAAAGCCAACTACACGACCTTTGACCTTTTTTACAACCTTTCTTTCGTTGGTAAGCTGTTCAAAATAAATTTCAGTGTAATTATCCGGGAAAGAACACTGCTTACGTGATAATTTATTATATACGAATTCTTTGCAGTCGTCAACATTAACTGTGCGTAAAATAGTTTTCGTTTTTGTTCGCTGATCTCCAACAAATTTACCTTTGTTAGGAATTCCTCCTGAATTAACACCTTTCGTAGCGAAAATATTATATCTTCTACGTGAAGAGCAATATTTATACACACGATCAGTTAAAAATCCTGAATCCACAAATGCAGCGGAAACAAATAAAATCGAACCGGAAATAGTTTTGAATTCTCTTGACAATTGTTTGTCAAGTTTAACAAACATGTCATCTTCGTTGAAATCTCCTGGAATAACGACATAATCAACAGAAATGTGATTGCCGTCTTTATCAAATCCAAGAAACTCCATTTCGAGTCTTGCGTTCTTTCCACCTTGTATATCAATACCAGCTGTTATAAACTTGACAGAATCTGGAATACCTTTTACACAGTTATAATTCGAACGAAGGCTCATTACTGCAAGTGTGTCTTGTTTGTCGCATTCCTCTTCCCATGTCTCACCTAATAAAGTGTTGACAACACTTTTTAAAAGTGTTACATCTCCTGTTTTAGCATGAGATTTGGCATTATTCCATTTATCACAGAAGAATTGCCAAGATTTTAAATAAGAGTACGCAGTCCAAATTTTAAAACCTATTGACTTCGGAAATTTTTCCAGTTTTTTTCCATCTATCGTTCTCATCGTAATAAACTTCACTGTTTCCCCAATAGCCGTTTTTGTCCATTTTACGATATTGTGAATATCTGATTCTTTTTAGACAAAATTCACAGATGAACTCGGCAGTTTCAAGATCAAGGTTTTTCTTTCGCAGAACTTGATGCTGTCCACAGTGCGGGCAAGGAACATAACGTTCAAGAACAATATCTGCTGATTCTACCGCTGGTTCTATGATTGAAGTTTCTTTTATTCCGGGAGTGCTGCCGCGAATAGATTTCGGAAAAGCTGCGTCATCAAGCCGACCATCACCAAGCTCAAAGCAGTTTCCTTCTCCACCAATGTCACTTAAAAACCTGTCACATTCATCGTAAATAGCTACTTGTTTAGTCATGGCTGCAAAGTTTCTGGGAGATGTTCCGCCTTTGATATCAAGAACACAGCCGTCAAAAA